CTGATACAACATCAGCGTGGTTTGGACTATAGACGCAGGTACGGAGCAGGCTGGCAGAGTATAGGGTATACTGGTCAGCCTTTTCCATGGTTTGAATCAACATATAGGGCAGTTGAAGCAGAAGCGGGTAGTATAGACACATGGTGGTTTAATGTTAATCTACAGGGTGAAGGCACGGGTTGGCACAGTCACAGTCAGTGGGAACGGGTTGGAGTGCTGTATGTACAGGTACCTGCGGGTCTTATAGAGTTCAAGAAGGGTGGCGCATATTGGACAGAAAGTCCTCGAGCAGGCGATTTACTGGTATTTCCTGGTAGTTTAGAACATAGGGTAAGACCCAACACCAGCCAGGCAGTTAGGATCAGTATAGCATTCAACTTTAAGAAACGCTAAATATACTAAAGAGATCAGAACATGCCAATTCAAACAATTTTAATAGGTAACTACGCAAACGACGGGTCAGGCGATGATTTACGCACGGCATTTGAAAAGGTCAATGCTAATTTTGCTACTTTTAGTTCAGAAGCTATTGTTAACGGTTCATATGTAGTTTCATTGGATTCCAATGGCAACTTGGTCATTCCAGGAACAATCAAAAGCAGCGGCCCTGTAAAAATTATTGCTGGTGGTGATGCATTGAACCCCAATATCAATTATGTACAAATGCAATGGGCCAGTGATGTGGATAATCCAGATACTGGAAAAAATCAATATGTTTGGGCAGACACTGATGGCGTACATATCAATACTTCACTGTTTGGTACAGAAGGAGCCATATACGATAACCGTTGGTGGTTCAAGAATACTGGAATTTTAGAATTACCAAGTTTGGCTCAATTGGTGCCTTCAGAACCTGGTAACATAGATTTAAAAGCTGGTCCGGGTGGTTGGGCAGAGCTTGCTTCAAATAATGATGGTCAATTTGTTTGGGTAACTGATGCAGCAGTTTACATTGGAACTGATTGTTTGAATACTCCTCGCATATGGCAATTTGGATTAGATGGTTCATTGACATTCCCAGATGGGTCAGTTCAATTAACCGCTGGCGGAGCTGGAAGTGATTTAGACTTTGGCTCGTTTACAGTGCCAAGCACATACGATTTTGATCTTGGATCATTTTAAGGATTAGGGGAATAATAAATGGCATTACAAATTAGACGCGGTACTGAAGCGCAAAGATTAGCATTATCAGGTGTAGACGTTCCTTCACAAGGCGAACTGTTATACACAACAGATACTAAAAAACTGTACATTGGTGATGGTGTTAGTGCTGGCGGACAAGATGCTGGATACTTTTCTTCACTGGCAGTTGCTGGACAGGACGCAGTGTTATCATCTGGTGACAATAACGTATTAACAGTTGTTGCTGGCACAAATATTACATTAACTACCAATGACAATACTAATTCATTAACAATTGATGGGCCGGCAAACTTTAACGGTGGCATCATTGCCCAATTAACTGTAGGCGAAGAATATGCTGCTAATCCAACAGATTCTTTTGTGGACATTGGAGGATCTGGAGATATATTAATGCGCATGGGCGCAAACATGTCAACTTATGGCAATGACATAAGTCCATCTATTCAAATTGCTGCTTATAGATCTAGTCCTGCTAATAATAACGCTGGTCCAAAAATTGAATTTAGACAATCAACCGTAGCAGGATTGGACGAGGTCATAGCAAATATTAGATCAGTTGTTACTAATGTTGCCGATAATGCAGAATCTGGCAAATTGGTATTTGGAGTTGTTGACGCTGCCAACGTTGTTTCCATTGATGGTACTGGATTTGTTGGAAATTTAACTGGGGATGTAACTGGTGATGTAACTGGCAACGTGTATGCGATTGATACAACATTGTTAGTGGATGCAACCGATAAAAAATTTAATGGCAATGTAACTGGCAATGTAACTGGCAATGTAACTGGCAATGTAACTGGCAATGTAACTGGTCATGTAATTGGCAGTGTATTTTCCGATGATTCTACGGTATTGGTAGATGGACCATCTGGTGTGCTTAGAGGTGAACACATTGGTATACTAACTGGTGATGTGTATGGTAGATTATTAACAACGAAATTAGAAATCACAAACGATTCAATTTTATCAACTACTAACAATGGCAGTATCTTTATAAATCCAGCTGGAACTGGATCAGTTAATATTTCTAGTAATTTAATAGCCAATGGTATTCAAATATTTGGACCGTCAATAGACGGCTCAAGCGGTGACGGAGCACTACGTGTAGCTACACCAATTCACACTGCTGTTCCTTTACAAGTTGTAGAAATTCATAATACAGCAAATGCAACTGGCGGCGTACTTTTTGCCAGAGGACGAGGGGACATTACAGCTTATCAAAATCAAGCATTTGAAACTGTGCAAAATAATGATTCTATTAAAAAATTATTTTTTGCTGGACATGACGGGACAGACTTTAGAGTATCATCAAGTATTACTGCATCAGTTAATGGTACAGTAAGTGCTGGATATGTTCCAGGAAAATTGGAATTTTCAACAGCCCATACTGATGGCAATCAGTTAACTAGACTGACCGTTAGTGCAACCGCCATAACTGGCACAGTTCCATTCCAAGTAGTAACTTATGCCGATGCCACTGCTCGTGATACGGCTATTACAAGCCCAGCGGCAGGTATGATTGTATTCTTAACTGGTACTAGCAAGTTTAGCGGATACAACGGTTCTACATGGGATAACTTAAATTAATGTATACTCCCTTGATAAATATTGTATCGAGGGCGAAGCATGTTGAATATTTGGACTGAAAAATCTGGCTACACATTTGGTACTATACAAGAAGGCACAATTGTCAATCTTGCACTGCCAATATCTTACTACGACCCAAGTGTTACTTTTACAGTAATAAGCGGATCGTTACCTCCAGGGCTTAGAATAGTCAGTTCGTCTATTCAAGGATCAGCATATGAAGTTGCCAGAGCAACCACGTTTACGTTTTGCATACGTGCAACAGATAACGGAGAACGATCTGATAGAACTTTCACTATAAATGTAGAAGGTGCAGACAATCCTGAATTATTAAACGATGAAGGATCATTGCCCGTTGGTTCAAACAGCGCCTTTTTTATTTTAGATTCGTCAGTTGTTGATTTTCAAATTGATGCAATAGATTACGACACCGCAGCTGGTCAAACATTACAATTTTTTATATCCAGCGGAGATGGCGCATTACCTCCAGGATTAACAATGTCCTCAAGTGGAAGGATAACCGGCTTAATTAAACCATTACTAACAATTAATAGTATAACAGACGGAAGCGGCAGTTATAACACTGACTTATACGACAGTATTGGTTACGATTTTGGAAATCGTCCAGACAATGGTTATGATAGTTTTGTTTATGATACAGTAACTTTTGATTTCAATTTGCCAATCACTACACCAAAAAAACTTAATAGAAATTATGAATTTAGGGTAAGTGTAAGTGACGGAGATACTGTTACAAAAAAAACATTTAGAATTTATGTAGTTGGTGACGACTTTTTACGTGCAGACAACACCTTAATGAATGTGGGTACTGGTGTGTTTACGTCAGATGGAACTTTTATAAGAACCCCTATCTGGATAACTCCAGAAGATTTAGGAACGCACCGAGCCAACAATTACTTGACTATATTATTAGACACGTACGAAGTGCCAGTTATTGGACAAGTAATTTATAGTTTAGACGCAACAAATCCTGATTCAACTATAAGCGAACTCCCTCCAGGTTTACAGTTTGATGTCACAACATCTGAATTATTCGGTGTTGTTCCTTATCAGCCAGCAATTACTAGGACTTATAAATTTACAATCACTGCCACCAGGTATGGTCTTGATAATGAAACTGCTGCATCTAAAAGAACATTTATTATAAGAACATTGGGCGAGGTTGAAAGTGAAATGTCTTGGTTGACCCCGAGTTCATTAGGTAGCATTGATGCAAATTATATTAGCACACTGGTAGTTTCTGCAACATCAACTATTCCAGATGCTACTATTTTATATAGAGTGACCTCAGGAATTTTTCCACCAGGCCTAACATTAGAACTCAATGGTGAAATTACTGGTAAAGTAAATCAATACAGTGATGTGTCAACTCTTGGAATGACAACATTTTCAGATGGTGTATATACCAATCAAACATTTGACGGCGGTGTAACTAGTGTTGATAGAAAATTTGTGTTTACTATCACTGCACAAGATCAATACGGATACAGTGCTATAAGTAGAGAATTTACTTTAGGCATCAATACTCCCAATGATAGATTGTATAGTAGCATTGTTGCTAGAACATTTATGAGTCAAGATAAACGTGCAATCTTTAATAGTTTTATTAATGACAGTAACATTTTTACATCTAGTAGCATTTATAGACCCAATGATATAAATTTTGGAATTCAACGAGATCTTAGAATGACCATTTACGGCGGCATAGAAACTAAAGCAGCCGGAGAATATGTGTCAGCCATGGGATTAAATCACAAACGTAAACGATTTACATTTGGTGATATAAAAACAGCCAAGGCCAAAGTTTCAGGAACAAATACAGTAGTTTATGAAGTAATCTATGTTGAGATGTTTGACCCTTTAGAGAAAGGAACAGAATATCTAAATTCAACTGTTACACGTTCACCTGATCCCAAAAAGGTAACTGTGGACAGCAGCAATGCCAGCTGGGCTCTTAACACCAATACTGCCTTAATGAATCGTGCAGAACCATACTTGCTCAGACCAGATAATAGAATTACAATAGACCAAACAAACA